ACATATGAAATTACCGCATTTGGCCCATCCTGGATCGGCGGCGCAACGGCCGACACAGACACTACTGGCAAGACTCTAATAACAAGAGTCACGGCAATAGTTGATGGTCAAAGCGTCGCGAACGGCGGCTTAACTATTGATAACGCGAATACCGCTGTCCAATTCGATAAACTGCTTATTAAAGCAGCTGCCGATGAGGCCTCCGACGTAACAATTACTTCTATACGAGAATTAATTCCCAATTCTGAAGTAATGACCCAGGCCCGGACATCCACGTTGGCTAATAAAATCGGTGTATACTCATTCGCCCTCAAACCGGAAGAGCACCAACCATCTGGCACTTGCAACTTCTCCAGAATTGACAATGCTCAGTTAACCGGATTCGACAACAACGCAGCTGGAACAATATACGCTGTCAACTACAATGTCCTCCGCATCATGTCAGGTATGGGTGGTTTAGCATACTCGAACTAAGTTTCTTAATAATTAAACTCAACCTTTAATCTTCTTTTAAAAATCTTTCAAATAAATTATTAATAATTTACTAAATTATTTAATAATATACATACAGTCATTGGTCCGATACCTTCTGGGTGTAATATTTTTAATTAATTATCTGATTAATTTTTAATTAATTAATGAATCTTGTCTATCACCGACAATATTATGGATAAATTTACAGATTTATTTTTAATATTATTATAGATATTTTCTGAAACTGATTTACCATTTAATATTTTTTTCATAATATTTTAAAGTTAAATTATTTTAAAATTATAGTTTATTTGTTTGATTAATTAATTAATTTCTTTAAAATTTTTTTCTATGTTATAGTATAAAAACAATGGGAGGAGGATTAATGCAATTAGTAGCTTATGGCGCACAAGACATCTACCTTACTGGTAACCCTCAAATTACTTTCTTTAAAGTCGTCTATCGCAGACACACTAACTTCTCTATGGAAGCTATTGAACAAACCTGGAATGGGGCATCTAATGGTGCGAGTGGTCGTTGTACCGCCACAATTTCAAGAAATGGTGATTTAGTCCACAGAATGTATTTAGAAATTACGGACGGAACGGTAGATCCTGTCGACGGTGTCGATAATCCTGGTGTAGCTTGGATTGATAGTGTTGAATTAGAAATTGGTGGTCAAAAAATTGATAAACATTCCAAGTTATGGATGGAATGTTGGGCAGAATTAACTGAAGTCAATCCCACAGGTGCAGTGGGTTCACTACATACCTCCGTCGGTGCAGGTACATTATTTCAAAAAATGAGTTTTATGGGTGGTGTTAATAACGCAGATGCCTCCGCAGCGGCGGCGGATGTCGGCCCTGTATTTGTTCCACTACAGTTCTGGTTCTGCCGTAATCCTGGTCTTGCTTTACCACTCATAGCCCTTCAGTACCATGAAGTTAAAGTTATTCTTCAACATACATTTGGTTCTGCGTGGGTCGGGTCCGGAATCGACCAAAAATTATGGTGTGATTATATTTACCTCGATACTGATGAAAGACGTAGATTTGCTCAAGTTTCACATGAATACCTCATTGAACAGGTTCAAGAACAAACTTTATCTGGAACAGGTGATCTCAATTTTAATCATCCAGTAAAAGAATTAATTATGACTAAACAGGACAAAGTGCCATTGATAAATACGCCCACCGCCTCCGGCTCCTCAGGATTAAACACCGATATTCAGCTCAAATTAAATGGACACGATCGTTTCGCGTCCCGTGATTATAGATATTTTACTAGAACGCAAGTATGGCAACATCACTCCGGAGCCGGTGGTCTAGATGCCAGCGATGACGGTACAGCTCATCTCCCAACACACGGTAAATTTAATGACTCTATTGGTGTATACTCATTTGCTCTTAAACCTGAAGAACACCAACCATCTGGAACCTGCAACTTCTCTCGCATTGATAATGCTCAATTATCTCCTTCAGGTGGTGCCAATGTATGCTTCGCCGTCAACTACAACGTCCTCCGTATCATGTCCGGTATGGGTGGTTTAGCATACAGTAACTAAATAACTAACTAAATTATTAAATAAATAACCAATTTCTATAGATTTTAAATAATTTATATTTTTTTCTAAATATTATTGTCATTTTTAAAAGAAATTTAATTAATTAATTAATTAATTTCTTTAAAATTTTTTTCTATGTTATAGTATAAAAACAATGGGAGGAGGATTAATGCAATTAGTAGCTTATGGCGCTCAGGACATATACCTTACTGGCAACCCTCAGATTACTTTCTTTAAAGTCGTCTATCGCAGACACACTAACTTCTCAATGGAGGCTATTGAACAAACCTGGAATGGGACATCATCTGGCGCAAGTGGTCGTTGCACTGCCACTATTTCACGCAATGGTGATTTAGTTCACAGAATGTATTTAGAATTAGACGGCACGACGAGGGCCAACGGAAATAATCCAACATCATCAACTATTACTGATGTTGAATTAGAAATTGGCGGTCAAAAAATTGATAAACATACGGGATTATGGATGGAAGTGTGGTCGGAATTAACTGAGCCGAACCCTACAGGTGATGTGGGTGATGGAGGTGCTACTAATTTTCAAAGAATGTCTGGGATGGGAGGTGTAGATGCCACCAGCGCGCAGTCCGCCGCTAAATTCTTTGTCCCATTACAATTCTGGTTTTGTCGTAATCCTGGACTTGCTTTACCATTAATTGCACTACAATATCATGAAGTTAAGGTTATTTTAACTCATACCTTTGGGGATAGCGTGTTCTGGAACCCCTCCGTAACAAATAATTCATTATACTGTGATTACATCTACCTTGATACAGATGAAAGACGTAGATTTGCTCAGGTATCACACGAATACCTCATTGAACAAGTTCAAGAACAGTCATTAAATTGCCAGAACGTTTCACAAGATTTAAATTTTAATCACCCGGTAAAAGAATTAATATGGACAAACACCACACATAGCGCGTGGAGTGCTACGACCAAGACTCTTGTTGCAATTGGAAGTGGCACGACAGGAACATATAAACTTAAATTAAATGGTCATGATCGTTTTGCTGCTCGTGATTTTAAATATTTCTCAAGAACACAAATTTGGCAACACCACTCTGGAGCAGGGGGACTTGCTAGTGATAAGGCTGCGGACAGTACACCCGGTAGTGGATGTTTCAATGATTCTATTGGTGTATATTCATTTGCTCTTAAACCCGAAGAACATCAACCATCGGGAACCTGTAATTTCTCAAGAATTGATAATGCTCAATTACAAGGCGGCGGGACGGCGTGCGATGCTGGTACAATCTTCGCCGTCAACTACAACGTCCTCCGTATCATGTCCGGTATGGGTGGTTTAGCATACAGTAACTAAATAATCAATTTCTATAGATTTTAAATAATTTATATTTTTTTCTAAATATTATAGTCATTTTTAAAAGGAATTTAATTTAATTAATTAATTTCTTTAAAATTTTTTTCTATGTTATAGTATAAAAACAATGGGAGGAGGATTAATGCAATTAGTAGCTTATGGCGCTCAGGACATCTACCTTACTGGTAACCCGCAAATTACTTTCTTTAAAGTCGTTTATAGAAGACACACTAACTTCTCCATGGAAGCAATTGAACAAACCTGGAATGGAACTTCAAGTGATACCGGTCGTTGTACTGCGACTATTTCCCGTAATGGTGATTTAGTTCACAGAATGTATTTAGAGATTAATTGTACCAATACAGCTGCAGTAGATAATCCGGCTGCTGTTCATGTTAATGATGTTGAATTAGAAATTGGCGGTCAAAAAATTGACAAACAATCGGGAGAATGGATGGAAGTATGGTCTCAATTAACGGAACCTAATCCAACTGCCGCGGTATTTCTAGGCGGAACTGGTGGCGGAACTTTATTTCAAACAATGTCGGGACATACAAGTAATGGCAACGCGGCCCTTGCAGGTACTAGATATTTTATCCCGCTTTATTTTTGGTTTTGTCGTAATCCCGGTCTAGCCTTACCCTTAATTGCCCTTCAATATCACGAAGTAAAAGTTATTCTTAACCATCGTATTGATGCTGCGTGGGCGGGTGGTACCCAGTCCTTGTGGTGTGATTATATTTACCTTGATACCGATGAACGCCGTAGATTCGCACAAGTTTCGCACGAATATTTAATTGAACAAGTCCAAGAACAATCACTAACTAATGCTCTCACAAATGATTTAAATTTTAATCATCCAGTAAAAGAACTTGTATGGACTGCTGCAGTATTTCATACGGGTGCTGGTGGCAACGGCGCAACGACTACTGGCGCGGTTGGAGTGGGTACATATAAACTTAAATTAAATGGTCATGATCGTTTTGCTGCGCGTGATTTCAGATACTTTACTAGAGCACAAATATGGCAGCACCATACTGGGTGTGGAGGAGCGGATACGGCCACGCACAGCGGCCTTACCGGAACGGATGATAGTATTGCTGTCTACTCTTTTGCCCTCAAACCAGAAGAACACCAACCCTCTGGAACATGTAATTTTTCCAGAATTGATAATGCCCAGCTCGTGTGCAGCGACACTCAATCTTGTGACCTTATTTTCGCCGTCAACTACAACGTCCTCCGCATCATGTCCGGTATGGGCGGATTAGCATACAGCAACTAAGTTATTCGAACTAAATAATTTATATTTATATTTAATATTTTTTTATAGTCATTATTTTTTTAATAAAATTAATTAAAAATATTTAATTAATTAATTTCGCCAAAATTTTTTTCTATGTTATAGTATAAAAACATAATGGGAGGAGGATTAATGCAATTAGTAGCTTATGGCGCACAAGATATTTACCTTAC